ATGTTGGTCGTAATCCTGATGAGACGCTTCGCATTCTAGATGCATTGCAGACAAAGGAACTTTGCCAGTGCAATCGTCAAGTTGGTGAGAAGACTCTTAAAGATCTTTAATAATAGAGTAATTTAAATCATGATTGATTGTTTAATTCTTGGTGATAGTATTGCAGTTGGAACGCACATGGCAATACCAGAGTGTGTTGCCTATGCAAAGGCTGGTCTAAATTCTGCTCAATTCAACAAGAGATATCCTCAAAGGTTCAATGGTAGAGTTGTTGCAATTAGCCTTGGAAGCAATGATCACAAATATCTAAAGACCCAAAAAGAGTTACTTGCATTACGTGCTCGAGTTGAGGCAGATCAAGTGTATTGGATTCTTCCTGCTGGGAACTCAAAGACAAGTGAAATTCCTATTGTAAGAATCCAAGAGCATGTGGAAAGTATTGCAGAGATGTATGGTGATTGGGTTGTTCGAATCCCAAGCGTTTCAAAGGATGGTGTGCACCCAACTCGGAAGGGTTATGAGAGAATTGGCGAGATTGTACAACAACAGGTGCCAGAAGGCAGTTGACTTGACCATTTAAATTGTGTATAATGATAAATAATTGGTATTGGTTAATAGGTATTGCAATCTGGTTAAATTATATCTACCAGTTTGTAAAAAGGTAATGGTAGTAAACTCATAGCTAAAGGTGTTCTGGACTCGGGTTCGACCCCCGACATCTCCACCAAAAGCACATCTCGACTGGTATCGACAGTAGTCAAAAGGTCTTGGTGTGTTTTCTGAGGGGATGAATTTGGCTTCGACAGGGCAAGTAATAACCTAAGGGCTACCAGTGAGGCGACTGACTTAATCAGCGCAAAACTAGTAAACGCAAACGATGATGTTTACAACATGGCTCTAGCTGCTTAATTGCAGATGTAGAGTGCCGGAGTTGACCGCTTGGTAACAGAAAGGTCAGAGGCGGCGGTGTAAAAACCGTCCGCCTTTTTCTTCCAACTGCTTAAATGGAGGTAACAACATGAACGCAGTAAAGATGTTAGAAAATATTGAAAAATATTTCCACCGCAACCACAATTTTTATTTAATGTGGGGTGGCCTATTTGCTGGATTGTTTTTCTTCTTATATGTACCATACTCAATGCACTTTGCAATGGTACAAAAGATTGAACGTGAACAAAAATCCAAGGCTTTCCTTATTGCACACATCAACGACATGAACACTCGCATGGAGTTTCTTGAGTTATCATACGAAAGAAAACAAAAGGTCATGCGTGAAGTTGAATGTCTAGCCAGGAACATTTACTTCGAAGCAGGTGGCGAGCCTCGCGCTGGCAAGATTGCTGTTGCAGAAGTTACAATGAACCGAGTGAAGAGTAATCAATTCCCAAAGACCGTTTGTGCTGTTGTTCATCAGAAACATAAGAACATCTGTCAGTTCTCTTGGGTTTGTGAAGGCAAGCGTTCGGTTCGTAACAATAATGCTTGGCGTGAATCGCAAAAAATTGCTGAAAGCATATTGATTTCCAAGAAGAGATACGGTATAATAGGTAATGCCAAATACTTTCATGCAACTTATGTTAACCCAAAATGGGCTGATGAAAGTCGAATGATTGCTCAAATTGGTAATCATATTTTCTATCGTTGATGTAACTAAAGGTGATGTATGTCCACTAATGATTTTGAAGTCCATCCACGAGGCACTAGTGAAGAGCTTCGCGTTGTCCGACAGTTTGTGAAAGAAATTAGCGATCAAGTTAATGCTGGTACAAGTAGGGATGAATTGAAGTATATAGTTGCCCAAATGAATCTCTGGTATGTTGGACATAACGAAAGGTATCCCAATGTCTAACTATTGTGATGTTGTAGTTGACCTTCAGTCTGGTGATACAGGCAAGGGTAAAGTAACCCATTCTCTTCTTGAGAGTGGTGAATATAATCTTGTATTGAGGTACAATGGTGGTTCCAATGCTGGTCATACGATTTATCACAAGGGTGAAAAGATTGTCACTCACCAAGTCCCAGCTGGTGTTCTTTATGGTATTAAGTCTCTTATTTGTATTGGCTGTGTAGTTAATATTCCAAAGCTGATTAATGAAATCAAGATGCTTAACGACCATGGTATTAATACAGATGGTCTTATATCTGTAGATTATAGAGCTCATGTTGTAACAGAAGAACATCTCACTGAAGATGGCAACGATACCTCTATAGGAACCACAAAACAGGGAATTGGTCCCTGCTATAGGGACAAGTATGATAGGAAAGGTATTCGTATTACAGAGCTGACATATGATCAGTCTAGAGACAAGTACTTTACTCTTGTTGATAGTCTTCCATTCTTCAAGGATGCAAGAATCTTAGCTGAAGGTGCTCAAGGATTTGAGCTTGATATTGATTGGGGTGATTATCCATATGTCACTAGCTCTCATTGCACCGTTGGATCTGTATGTCTAAATGGTGTATCACCAAGGAAGATTAGAAAGATCTATGGTGTTGCTAAGGCATATGAGACCTATGTTGGTACTAAAGACTTTGGCATGGACTGTAATGATCTTAAAAAGATTCAAGAACTTGGCCAAGAGTTTGGGGCCACAACTGGTCGTCCTAGAAAGTGCAACTGGATTAACTTAGACAAGTTAGCCTATGCTGCTAATGTTAATGATATTACCCATCTGATAGTCAATAAGATTGATATCCTGGATAAGGTTGGTAGGTATGTTTATATCAAAGATTTTGAGAGACACGATGCTGGTACAAGACTTGGATTAATTAGTGAAATTGTTAATGCACTACCAGATAATGTTAAGATTGTATTTTCTGACTCACCTCACACAATATAAATAATGGAGCATATCGTTTATGAATAATGCTACAGTTGACACAGAATTGTTGATGCATACGTACGAAAAACTAATTCAAAAATTAAATGTGCCGGAGGACAGGAAGGCTGCAACGCCCCTGAATGCAAGATGGTTCATAAGACAAGGATACGTTCAAAACAGAAACAGCCCACTAGCGCAGGATGTGTTGGACCTGGCGAGAAAAATTGCTTAGGAGTTAAGCTGATGTATAATGAAAGTGTATTGAGACCCCGAGTGCGTGTTCATTTTGATCCAAGCAATAAAGACCATATTGAGGATTATGCAAATTTTATTAAATATGCTAATTGGAAAAGTGGTTGCAAGTATTTGCTTGAGCAGCCATTCCAGGATATTCCCTCAATGATTAATAGTAAACTTGTTGTTCATTTTTTAAAGCCTCATCTTAATGTCTAACTATCCATACTTGAAACAGTATGAGGGCATTTATACTGGCGAACAAAAACTAACCCTTGTTCAAGGTAGGGGGCCAGAGGAAGGTGAAGTGTATGGTGATGGCACAGAGTTCCTAAAGAAAGTTTTGACATTTGTTGATTACACTATAAACACAAAGCATAGAGCTATATCAGTTCTTGATTATGGTTGTGGCCGAGCAATGCATACTCACAACCCATCATACAATATGGTAAAATCATTTAAAGATACAACAATCTTTAGTCATTTTAAAGGTATGATTCAATCCTACTACTGCTATGACCCAGCCGTCCCTAGATACTCAACAAAACCAAGCCAAGGGTCACTATTTGATTTAGTAGCCATTCCAGATGTTCTAGAGCATGTTCCAGAGGAACATGTGGCTGAAGTAATAAAGGATTGCTCATCATTTGTCAAAGACGATGGGTTACTTGTTGCCACAATAAGTAATAATATAGCATACGCACATTTTACAAATCCTGATGGAACTTTAGGTGAAAATTTACATTGCACACTTAAACCAATTGAGTGGTGGATAAATTTGTTTCATTCCGTTATTGTGGATAGAGCTTTTGTAATAGGCGTTAATGACAATCTGTTTATGAGATCAATAAACTCAAGGGCCAACGTAATTTGGTATAGTTCAGATACGGAAAAGTTTAAAACTAACCAAGCAAAATTTCCCTTTGTGTGGTATAATAAATAAAACATCTTCTATAAAATGGGTTTTGTATGAATAAGTTGCAAGAATATGTTTTAAAGTACCAAGGGCTTCATGATGGGAGTGGGTGTTATTATTCGTTAGATTCGTCTGATAGCACAAAACCTCGATACAATAAAGATGCTATACTGTTTGATGGGTCTCAGCTAGGTCGAAAATTTCCACCATACATTAAGCAAGTTATTAAAGCTAAAGGAAGGGCAATAACTTTATTAGATTATGGGTGCGGCCGAGCAACCCATGTACATAAGGCCTTACCAGAACATGGTAATAAGACACTACTTGGCAAACTCCAAGGAATGGTTCAGTGCTATTATTGCTATGACCCAGCAGTAAAAAAATATAGCATGAAGCCACCTCTAGGAATGGAGTTTGACCTTCTATGCTGTGCTGATGTTATGGAGCATGTTCCAGAGGAATTTGTACCTGTTGTTCTTGCTGAGATTGGCAACTACACTAAAAAGAACGGCGCTCTAATATTCTCAATATCTGCAAATACTGCAAGAAAAATATTCCATGATGGTGAAAATCTTCACATAACACTCAAGTCTGTAGAGTGGTGGGTGAACGCTATTCAACAATATATTGGCAATAAATCATTTCTCCTATTCCATACCGATAATGCAAGACTTAGTGAAGGTGATGAAAAGGAAAAGGCCACTGTTATCAAATACTACAACTCTGAAAAGTTTCGTGTGTGGAATCTTGATGGTATTGAAAGAGCAGAGGAAATAGTATGAAGCAAGAAGTGAAAATGTTCATAGGTATGGACGAGAATCAAAGATTCTGTTATGACACCTGCAGACTTTCAATTGAAGACCATTCAAATATAGAAACCAACCCAATTGACCTCTCATCACTCTCCAACCGAGGAATGTATTGGAGAGAGCAGGGTGAAGAAAGTACCTCTTTTGCCTTCACAAGATTCCTTGCTCCATACCTGAAGGGGTTCTATGGCCTTGCCATATTTTGTGATAGTGATTTTATATGGAATTGTGATCCTAAGGATTTATTACAGCATGTTGATACATCAAAAGCTGTAAGTGTAGTCAAGCATAATATTCAACCAAGTCAACTAAAGCCATTCAAGATGGATGGTAAAAAGCAGTCATGGTATCCAAAGAAGAACTGGTCATCTTTAATGGTATTCAATTGTGACCACCCATTCACAAAAAGACTAACACCTCTTACTGTATCTGAGTCGCCAGCTGGTTATCTTCATGAATTTAAATGGTGTGATGATCAAAACGTTGGCTCCCTTCCACATACATATAATTACCTCGTAGGTTACTACAATGACATTGAGAACCCTATGGCAGTTCACTACACTGATGGTGGCCCATGGCATAGTGGGTATGAGAATTGTGAATTTGCTGACAGATGGTATCACTACAAAAATAAAACAATTGAAAAGTATGGTAATCTTTAATGTGGAATGAAAGACTAAACGACAAGTTTACCAATAGACTTATTGGATATTGCCAAGACAAAAGAGTACTAATACTTGGAAATTCATTTTCACTATTCAATAAACCGTATGGTGATTTTATTGATAGTTTTGATGTTGTTGTGAGAATGGGCAAGGGGTATGCGTGGCCAGAATTTAAAGAGCACATAGGCTCCAAGACAGACGTCTGGGTACTTTCCACACTTAGGGCAAACCATTACAAAGATTTTAAAGATGTTCCATACAAGGTATTGAATATATCGCAGATATCAATCTATAAGAAAGAAAAAACAACAACAACAATTTCAAAATACTTCTTTGAGAAAGATTTTGAAATCTATAAAGATTACTTCCTTATGGGTAACATAGATAAGACAAGGTTTTTGATTAAAAAAGCTTATGGAAAGGTGTCAGTTGATGAAAGAGCATCACAGGGTGCATTAACTATATCTTACTTTCAAAATTTTATTAGATCATATAAAGAACTCCACGTTCTTGGATTTGATTTTTTTGAAGGAAAGGTACAGTACGAGATGGATGGTGAGGTGAATGAGGTGAGTAGTTTTCACCTTCCCGTACCATCCTTCAAAGGCCCTAACTCTAACCCCCATGCTGGGTTGTATGTTGAGGGGCATCCGGATAAAGATTATATTCTTGGTCTGAGGGACAAGGGTTTGATTGTTTTCCACGACATGGAGCCCCTAGTTCAAACGCCAGAGTTAAGTGAGAAGATTAATACCCTAATGAACAAATATAGAAGAAATGGTACACTCCTAAGTATAGGAACACCCAACACATCTCAATTGGTAGATGGAGCAGCAAATAATGAAACTAGTAATTGAAAGAAACGAAACAAACAAAAACTCAAAGGGTGGCACTGAGCTAATGGCTGAGGGCCTGGCTAGGTATGTTGACAACTCTTTGCTTGAGAAATTTCAAATCATACCATCTAGAGTCAGGGAGTTGAATCCAGAGAAAATTCCCATTCTCTGGCTCCACGATCTACCCTGGGACCCAGAGTCTGCTAAACTTAAAGATCCAGAGTACAGAAAGCAATTTAAGAAAATTGTATTTGTATCACACTGGCAGCAACAAATGTATAATACAGTTCTTGGTGTTCCCTTTTCAGAAGGTATTGTAATTAAGAATGCAATTGACCCTATTGCTGAGGACACTATTGTTAAGCCAACAGATAAGATCAAGTTAATATATCACCCAACACCACATAGAGGCCTTGAAATACTAGTTCCGGTGGTTGAAGAGATGGTGAAGTATCATCCTGAAATTCATCTTGATGTATATTCGAGCTTCAAATTATATGGATGGCAAGAAAGAGACAAGCCATATGATTATTTGTTTGATAGAATAAAAAGCAGCCCACACATGACCTATCATGGGTCTGTGTCCCAGGATAAATTAAGAGAAGCAGTTGCTCAGGCGCACATCTTTGCATATCCATCTATATGGCAAGAGACAAGCTGTCTTTGTGCAATAGAGGCAATGTCATCAAGGGCACTAACTGTAACATCATCATTAGCAGCATTACCAGAAACGTGCTCAAATTATGCATTGATGTATAATTATACGGAAGATGTTAATGCCCACGCTAATATGTTCTTTAAAGTTTTAAATCACGCTATCAATGTCATTAAGCGTGGAGACGCATCAAATTACCTCAGGGCTCAGAAAGAGTACTTTGACAGAAACTATAGTTGGGAAATGAGAAAAGAAGAATGGACATTCCTGCTAAATTCTCTACTATAACACCAGACCTCAATATACTTGTAAAGAGCTTGAAGTGGAGAAAGCATCCTATGCTTCCTGAGCTAGAGATGTTGTCTCTTCCAAACAAAAACGACAACATAAAAAAACAACTTCAAGATGGCCACCACTCATGGCAGTGGCCATATCTCTGGGAGTGTGGTGTTGCCTTAGCAAGGTGGGTATTGGACCATCCAGCGGCTGTTAAAAATAAAGTTGTATATGACCTTGGCACTGGTCAGGGAACTGTGGCAATTGCAGCAAAAAAAGCTGGAGCAAAAATATCAATAGGAATTGACTGTTGTGTCTTTAGTCAATTTGTAGTTGATACAAATAGTGTGCATAATGGCACAGAGGTCATATCGTACACCAGGGACATTTTTAACTCTAAGATAGGATCAAGTTGTGTTGTGTTTGCCTCTGACCTAGTGTATGGACAACAAACAAGCAATAAAATATTAGACTATCTTGCTCATCTTGGCAAGACCTCTACTGTCATTATTGCTCAGTCCGGTCGAGGGAATCCAAAATACGAAATTCAACATCCTGAATTTTACAATATTATGGAATACGAGGTTCCCTGCTTCACACCAGGCCTCGAACTCACGGAAACCATGCCAGTTTCCCTGTGGACATGTAACCCCTTGATTCTTAAGGACATGTAACTTATTGATTCCACGGGCATTTTCAAACCATTTGTAACTCCTTGATTTAAAAGGACCTGTTGCTGTTGTTTCTGTAGACCAAATGTGTATAATGGACGACATGGAAAGCAAACAACAAGTACGAATTGGTGACGTCGTCAAGTCTCTTGACTTCGTTGGTATTAACGACTGCTACTACATCGGTCTCGTGACCGGAATTCTCAACGACGGTCGATTCAAGGCTAAGGCAATCAAGCGTGTGTGGAAGGGCGAGGCTGATAAGCGTCCTCTTGCTGACGAGTTCTTCGCTCCGCTTCCTGGCCACGATTTCTTCGACGACATGGCTGAATGGAAGGATGCTGCTCCTCGCATCCAGGTGCTTGCCTAGTAAGAACATATGAAAATGACTAAAATAGTATACAATGCTTGTTATGGTGGGTTTGGTCTGTCGAATAGGGCTGTGAGGCGTTATTGTGAGATCAAAGGTATCGCTGAAGAAACTATCTATCACCGAGATATCGAAAGAACTGACCCTGTGTTGGTGCAGGTCGTAGAGGAACTCGGGGATAAGGCTAACGGTGATTGTGCGGAGTTGCGTATTGCAGAATTGTCTGCTGGCACTCTATATCGCATCGATGAGTATGATGGAGTAGAGCAAGTGTGTACGCAGGATGATTATGCATGGAGTGTAGCGTAAAAATGAACTACGACCAATGGGATTTAGCAGGGCTCCATATTCGCGGTCAGTACCTTGACTTTGACGTTAGCGGTATTGTTGAATCAAGTCGTGTTGCGTATGGTGGTAATGTCAAACATACTATTGTGCTTGATAAGCCACTAAATGTCTACGGTGCTATTAGAGACCGTGTGATTGTTAACCATGAATTTGTTGATGAGGTTTTCAGCAATGTCTGATATCAATAAAGAAGATGTGTTTATGTTTCTGGATGATCTTCGCGAGTCTGGTGCAACCAATATGTTTGGCGCTGCCCCATACATTGAGGAAGCGTTTGACGTTAACCGTAAGGATGCGCGTGCACTTCTCCTAGAGTGGATGTCAACATATAGTGATCGCCACGCTTAATTAACATGCAGATTCCGTCTATAGGTTCTCTCGTTAAGGTTACTACTCGGTATCCGAGTAATGTTGCCGGTCGAGAATGGGATGACAGGACTCATACTGGCAGAGTCGTACCAATTCCGTTATATTGGAAGGATGAGGTCGGTAATACCTTCGCTGTAGAAACTGGCCGCTCCTATCATCCCATCTCCCTTATCTATACTCAGAGGGTCATTGACCTTCAGATTCTAGAAGGGCAGGCTCTGAACAAGACTGAGTTTAGCAAATTGCTAACTATTAAATGCACTGTTGCCGGCAGTAAGGGTAACGTGTATAATGTCATGTCCAAGGGTGGGAAGTGGTCCTGCACTTGTACAGGTTTCGAATTCCGTAATCAGTGTAAACACATAGCACAGGTAAAAAGTAAGATTTATGGCAAAGCAGCGTAACGATTCTCTTGCTCGAGCACTCGGCCAAGAACCGACGTTTACTGAACCTACCAAGTTGAACCTCATCGAGGCTCTTAACTGG